CCATTCCTTTTGCATCATCACTATCACCCTTACCTTCTCTTGAAAGTTTATTTAGATTTTCTCCTCCTTTGAGGTCATAGGTTCTTTCGTCTGTTCCTACTCTACTATCATCTATGTTTATTCCACCTGTCCCCCACTCTAATACATTATCCGCAACTGTCCCACTAAATGGTTTTCTTGCCATCACTATTGGTTCATGAGCAGGTTTTAATGCAGTTCCCCAACCTTCCCATTCGGTATTACCTTTGGTTATAATTTCAGTTCCATACCCAAATTGCTTGGTATTATTTCTATTTGCAGGGTCAGCCAAATATCCACTTCCATTTTGTTTTGCCTTTTGTACATCACCCCTATGCTTCTCACCAATAATTTCACGAGTATTACCCAATTTTTCATCAACTGCTTTACCAATGTTGTATGATTTTGGAAACCCACTACCATACACCCACATAATTTGATCTCTAATCTCAAACCCAGCATCTTCCACTCTTACTGCCATTCTATGGTATGTTCTACTACCTGCAAAAGCAAGTAAATAACCTCCTGGTTTTAGAACTCTCATACATTCTTTCCAAATTTTTTTCTTTGGAACATCGTAATCCCATTTATTATTCATAAAGGAAAGTCCATAAGGTGGATCTGTAACGATTGAGTCAATAGAATTATCTTCTAACTCTTTAAGTTTATCTAAACAATCTCCTAATAATAATTTCATAACTTATCCCATATCCATATTTTCAACATACTTTTTATGAAGTAGTTGTTTTTCTACTATTTCACCGTTTTTACTTTCTTTACTTGCTATAATCCCGTCCGATGAAGTTGCGGTATATACTTCCAAAATACCTTTATTAGTATCCATTTTACAAGGGAAGGTAATTCCATCTTGTCCAAATCGGTTTTTCATAATGTGCATTCTCGCAGTATTACTCAACTTATCTTTTGATTTTCTACTCAAACTCATAATAAAATCGGCATTCATTACTTTTGCGTATGAGTCAGCAATCTTATCTGCTTCAATTACTTCAGCATCAATACCAGTTCTATTTGTTTGAGATGCGGTCCAAATTGGAATTTGCAACTCTCCACCCATACCTCTCAACTCAATATAAACTCCACCCTGCTCACCATAAGTTGAGTCTGTTTTGTTTGTATGGGAAAGTAGTAAATCAGCATAATCTACAATAATCAAATCAGGTTTATTTCCAGCAGCAGTCATTTTTTCAATATGCGCTTCCAACTTTTTAGGAGATACTCCCTTTGGTGGAAAGTATTTGATAATCAACTTTCCTTTTAGTTTGCTAATTTTATCTTTAACACTACTCTTTTTATCCGGCAAATCTGCTGAAGGTATTTGTGTAAAAACAGTATCGTATCTACTACCTACATATTTTTCGGACAACTCCATAGAATAATGAACCACAGTTTTACCTGCTCTAACTGCCGCTGCTCCCAATGCACAAAGAACCCAAGTTTTACCAACCCCTGATGGAGCAACTACTACACCTAATTCACCAGGTCCTAGACCACCATCCATCAAATCATTTATCGTATCCCAATCAGTTGGTACGGTTGAACGATTTATCTCATCCGTTCTTTCATCAAAATCCAAAACATAATCCATACCCAAATCAGTTTCTACACCAACTTTCATTGCTTTATCAACTAATTCTTTAATCCTATCGTAATTTCCAGCTTTAAGTAAATCAACTGACTGTACGATTACATTTTTTAGATTTTGATTTATACAAAACGAACTAAACTCATTTTTTACATACTGCAAATCATCAGTACCAACCGAAGTAAATACTTGCTTTAATTGTTCAATTATATTTTTTTGAGTAGATTTATCATCTAATTTGGATACTTCTACCTTAAATACATCTAATGATGGAATTGCTTTGTATTGAGTGTAATAATCTATAATCTGTTCAACTATCCACTTATTAGCTTCTGCTTCAAAAAACTTTGTATGTATTACTTCGTGTAAAGTATCAACCAATTTTATATCACTTAAAAGTACCGAAATAACTTTTACCTGAAATGATTGACCGTATTTGGATAAAGTATCCTGATTTTGCATTTATGTACTATTTTACAATTATATTTGAAAAAGTGGAGTTTAACCACGAGTTTATATCTTTCCAGTTTTGAAGTATCTTATATTTCATTCCAACTTTCAAAAACTCAAATCTATCAAACTTTGTGTTATACTCACTATATCGGTTTTTCACTTTTAACCTATCGTGTATTGAAATTGATGGTTCTTTTAAGGACATTATCCTTTGATTTCTCAACACAACATCTTTATTATTCAGTATATCTTTATATACTTTTACTTTATCATCCACATTTGCTTCACATATCTGAAATAGTTCATCAAAACTGATTTCTCTATCTTCACTTAATTGTGGAAATCTTTTTAACACCGTCTTTAACCCGCACCCTTTTATACCAGGTACATTATCGGAATTATCACCATCTAAGGTTCGGAACAATAAGAAGTTTTGAGGATACATTCCCCACTCTTCAAAAAATATATTCTTATCATAAAACTTTTTCTTTGTAGAAGAATATACCTTTGTTTTATCATTTACTAACTGAAGAAAATCTTTATCAGTTGATGCTATCACACATTCCTCATCCTCACCTATAAGTTCGGTTGAAATATACGCAATCGCATCATCCGCTTCCATTCCATCAAAAATCATAGTTGTTATGGGTAGATAATCTAATATATCAACCAACCACATCAATTGCCTTCTCATAGAAACGGACTCTTCTTCTTCGTTCATCATTTCAGGATATTGACGATTTACTCGGAAGCGGTTTTTACCTCTATCCGATTTATATCCTTCATAGATTTTCTTACGAGTCTGTGAACCACCCTTACCATCAAAAATGACAATAACTCTAGTTGGATTAAACTCTCTTATCTGAAATCCGATTGAGTTTAGTGAACCAACAACTCCACCAGTATGCTCACCATTTTCATTCATAGCCGGATTTGTGGTCCAGCTACGAATGAAGGTGTTTAATCCATCTATAATTAAAACTTTACTATTTCTTACCCTTAAATGATTTGTTTGATGTTCAACTTCAACCTCATTGAGTAATTTTTTGTATAGTTCCTTCATTATAGACCTGTTGTTGTTGTAGTGTATCCCCCAACCAAACCAACATTGATATACACTTCGGTAGGGAAGTATTTTTCAATTGCTCCTAATCTATCATCAGCATCTACCAACATTTTAAGGGCATCTTCTGCATTATTATAGAAATCATTAGTTGAATGATCACCAATTCCTGCGGGATACTTTTCCAACAACTCCAAAGTAAGGAGTGCTTTTGCTTTATCTGCTTCTGCTGAAGTTTTAAGCATTTGTACTAATCTACTCATAACTTATTTTAATCTAGTATTTCTGTATCTTCACTTAGTTCATCCAAATCAAAATCATCCAACTCACCTTTTTTCTTATATTTCAATACAGTAGCATTACATATCTTTTCATACATCTGCTCTCTAATATCTAATCTACTTTCCAAAAGTTGGATAAAATCTTTTGATTGGAACTTAATTTCTTCACCACTTACATCATCTAAATAAGTGTACCAAGCACCACTCTGCTTAACTAATGAATTATCTTTCAATACTCCCAACCAAGAACCATAATTATCAATACCTCTATCAAAGAAAATATCAAAATCTGCTGCTCTTAAAGGAGGTCCCATTCTGTTTTTCACAACTTGTGCCCGAACCTTAATACCAACTACTCTATCTTTACCACCTTTATCTTTAACTTTGATAGTTCCAACATTTTTCAATCTCAAACGAACTGATGCGTGAAATGCTAGTGCTTTACCACCTGAAGTTGTCCAAGGGTCACTAAATGCCATCGCGTTCAATTTCTGTCTCAACTGATTTGTAAAGATTAGGGTAATTTTTTCTCTAGCATTCATATTCGTAATCTTTCTCATTGCCTATGAGATAATAATTGCTTTATCGGTAGCATATCCATCCTTACCATAATCTGCATCCAATTCTTTTTCGGTGGATGCTGCCGCTACTGAGTCCACTACAATCGTCACAAACTTATCTTTGTTGTTTGCTCTAACTTTTTCAATAATGGTTTCAATATACTCAAAAATCTGCTCAACCGAGTCCGCAGATACATACAACAATTTAGATGTATCCACACCAATTGCCTCCATAAACTCTCTACTTACCGCAGTTTCAGTATCAATCAATACCGCAACTCCACCTTTTGCTTGAGTATTTGCCAAAGAGTGAGCGGATAATAGAGATTTACCACTTTGCTCCAAACCAGTAATTTCTACAATTCTACCTACTGGAAATCCACTATTAGCTCTATTACCAATCGCAATGTCTAACATATCAGAACCTGTGCCAATCCAACCTTCTACATTAGTTGGAACATCATCAGTATCCAAAAAGTAAGCAACCTGCTGGTCTTTTGATTTTTTATTTAAGGACTCGGCTAGTATCCCAGCCAAGTCCAATTCTTTTTTCGCCATAAATTATTTGTTGATTAGGAGTTGAAAAGGTCATCAAACGCTGCTGCAACATCATCAATCTTTTTCACAGGCTCCGTTTTTGTTGTAGGTTGCTCCTCAAACGGATTTACATCTTCATTTGTTTTAGTTGCAACTGCTGTGGATAATTGTTGTGTTGATACAGGTTCTACAACCTCATCATCGTCATTACCTGCGGATGGGTTCAACCAACCTTCCAATACACTTTTCAATTCAGCGTAAGAAAGTTCTTGATACAAATCGGTAATGTTTTTCTGGTCATTAATGAACTTACTGATTTTTTCAGTACTTTCTGCCATTGGAGTTTCCTTTGGTTTTACTCTAATTGTAGTTACTGGATAGGATGTTCCACTATCTTCAGCTGATACAATTTCAACAACGATGTCTCTTCCAGTTTCAGGATCGGTAATGTCACCATAATCAGGATCTGCAATGTATCCCAAAATCTCTTGATATACAGTTTTACCAAATCCCCAAAAACGAACTCCTTCACCTTCTTCACCTCTTACCAATACAGGTACAAAAGTTCTCAATTTCGGCTCCATTTTCTTTGCAGCTTTCCAATCTTCCTTATCACCCATTCTTTTGAGTTTTTCTGCAAACTCTACAATAGGGTCAGGTCTTCCAAATGATTGAGGGGAAAGATAAGTTTTGTTGTTAATTCCGTAGTGAAAAAGAAGTTCAATGAAAGGATTTTCTTTGTTGAACTTATAAGGAACTAAACGGATTTGATGTTTACCAGGAGCTGGTTTCCATTGTTCTACAGTCTTTGCTGTTGTGTTTTGTAGTTTGTTCAGTCTACCTCTGATTGCGTCTAAGTTAATAGCCATAGTTTTAACGTTTAAAGGTTTATAATTTAATTTGTTTTAGGTTTTAAGAGATGTGATTACACATCTTTTTATCTACCTATAAATATTGATTGGTTACAAATATACGAAAAAAGGTCGGTGTTTCCAAACCTTTTTGCTAAAATATTTGTAATTTTTTTCTCACACATAATAAGATGTTTTATGGGAGGTCAAATATAAAAAAAAGACTTGGGATTTCCAAGTCTTTCTTAAAAATAAATCAAAAATTAATCCTAATCGGTAAACTCTATACTCTTCGTCAATAAAGTTGTGACGATATACAAAATGAAAATTGGAAATGGAGTAAACCACAATCCAACAAAAAGTAATCTCCAAATTAAAGGGTCAGTTTGAGTATATCTACCCAAACCACCACATACACCGAAAATCTTTTTATCAATATAACTTCTAAAATATTGTTTCATCACACTAATAGACTGTAATACTCTTTGAAGTGTTTGATACGATCTGCCAATCCAATAGTTCCACCATTAACTCTTTTTGTTACTGTTGTCACTACCACATCAGTTGCACCACCATCTGCCAATTTGTGTAATCCATTTGAGTTGAAGAACCAAGCAGCGGATAACAATGGATACTTAGTTGCAACCAAGTCAGGATTTGCAACCACATCCTCATCTACAAACTTATTAAATGAAGTATAATTTGCTCTACCTGTCAATTGGATATAC